GTTGGACGAGCGACACGGCGAGTGGCACCAGCCGCAGCCCGGCGAGGATGATGGCGAGCCGGTCCCACCCGCCGACGAGCCGCTGCGTCGCGTCCGCTGCTCGGTAGGCGCGCTCGGCCAGGCGGGCCAGCGACAGCACCAGGGCGAGCAGCTTCGGGGCCGAGTCACGGAACCAGGCGGCGAACTGGCTGGCCAGCTCCTGCACTCTGCCGCGGTTGGCGGTCAGCCAGCCGGTCAGCTTGGTGAACAGCTCGCTGAACACCGGGAGCAGGGCGGAGCCGAACGTGTTACGCACCCCGAGCGCGGCCATTTTCATCCGGTGCAGGTTGTCGTTGAACTCCTCCGACTGCTTGACCGCTTCCTTGCTCAGCACCAGCCCGAGGTCGCGGGCCTCCTGCCTCATCTCGCGCAGGCCCTTGCTGCCCGCGTTGAGCAGCGGGATCATGGCGGTGCCGCCCTTCCCGAACAGCTCCATGGCGGCGTTCGTCTTGGCCAGCCCGTCGGGCATCTTGGCGATCTGGTCTGCTGCTGCCTCCAGCGCTTGCTCGGCGCTGGAGAACTGGCGAGGGTCGAGGCCGAGACGGGTGAAGGTCTCGATTGCTGAGCTGCTGCCCTGCTTGGCGTCGTCGATGATCCGGCTGAAGGCCCGGAATCCGACGCCGACCTCGGCGATGGTGGTGCCGCTCAGTTCGGCTGCGTGGGCCAGCTCCTGGTAGGCGTCGGTGCTCAGCCCGAAACGCTGGGCATTCTTCGCCACCAGGTCGCCGACGTCGCTGGTGGCCTTCGCCAGCAGGAAGATCCCGCCCGCCGCCGCGGCGGCCGCGCCGCCCACCTGCAGCGCCAGCCCGGAGGCCTGACTGCGGACTGTTCCGAATCGCTGGCCGACGCTATCCCAGGCCCGGATCAGCTTCTGCTGGCGGGCCAGCCGCTCGCTCTGCTGCTGCAGCTGGGCGAGCTTGGCCGACGCAGCGCCGGTGGCCGCGCCGAAGCTGGACGCGAGCTTGCCCCCGATGCGGAAGGCCATCTCGTAGATGCGTCCCTTGGCCATCGGGGGTCACCTCTTCTGCTGCGACTTCAGCTCATCTGCTACGATGCCTGCCCACTCGGGCAGCTCGACGATCGGCTGGTCCAGCCACCACCCCACCGGGGTATAGGTGGCCATGGCCAGCCGGACAGCGGCCTGCCTCAGCTCGCGCTCGGCACCTTCGGCGAAGGAGATGCCGAGCCGAGAAGAGAACCCTGGGCCTCCAGGATGACCTCGGAGAACTCGGTGATGGGGAGCTCGGCGAGAGCGTCCTCGGGGATGCCGGTTGCCAGATCGAGCGCGGCCAGGATGTAGCGCTCGTCGGACTCAGGCTGCAGCACGTCGTGGATCTTGCGCTGCCGGAGCCGGCGCATGATCGCCAGCTTGTCCTTGCCCTTGAGGCGGCGCAGTTGGTCCGTGTCGATCTGGGTGTGGGTCTCGCCTTCCCACTCGATGGGCTCGCTGAATTTGATGATGGCCATGGCTGGTGCTCTCCTGCTGCCTCAGGATGATGGGCCGGGCGGCCCCGGGTTACAGGCCCAGGTCGCTGCGGACCGAGGCCTGCACGTCGACGCCGTCGGCGACGTAGACGTAGTTCTTTGGGTCGATCTCCAGGTAGGCCTTCCCGCTGACGAAAATCTTCAGGTAGTGGACGGCGAACTCGATCGTCGTCTCTTGGCCAGCGCCGGGCGCCAGCGTGCCCAGCGGGCTGGACTTGGGGACGCAGTCCATGACGTACTTCAGCGGGCGGGTCGTGTACTCGCCGGCCGAAGCGTCGTAGCGCTGCTGCGAGCCACGCACCTCGATGCGGTGCGTCCCGGGCGCCATCAGCTTGAGCTGCTCCGGGTTGGGGTTGCGGAACTTCAGCGTGCAGCCCATCGGGCTCACGTGCCCCAGGGTGGGGCTCTCGATCGCCCCGGCGATGCCGGCGCCGCTGATCTCTTCGGTCGGCGTCTCGACGGTCGGAAGCTCGACGTCGACCAGGTCGGGGATGCGCCCGATCACGCGATCGAAGGCCTCGAAGTTGATCAGCTTCTCGCTGAGGACGTTGGCCACGGCACCCTCCATCGGGGTCACACCCCGGATCAGCGGTCTCTACCTCACGCCTCCGGAGCAGGAGGGGAGGGGCCCGGGCGGGCGTTGGCAGCCCCCGCCCGGGCCGGGGCGGACGATCAGGCGAACAGGCTCGCCAGGTTGGCTGCGTCGAACTCGATGATGAAGGTCAGCGCCTCGGCCGGGGGCGGCGGCGTCCAGTAGATCCGGAACGATCCCTGCCCGTTGAGCAGGCTCGTCGACGGGTTGTCCGCCTCGGCAAAGACCACCTCGCCGCCAAGGATTGAGCCGGCGCCTTTCAGCCCGTTGAGGAAGATGTTGGCCGAGTCGACGATCGAGTCGATCAGCCGGCGGGTCAGCGCCGCGTCGACCTGCGAGAAGTAGGTCAGCACCAGCGTATTGCCGAGCCAGAGCGTCATCCGTCGGATCGGCACGAAGGTGTCCTTCGGATCGCTCGACGCCGGATAGGCCGCAGTCCGGTTGCCCCAGAGCCGCCATCCCGTGAAGTTGAGCGCCGTGATGATGCCCTGGCCGTTGAGAATGTTGGCCTGATCCTGGCTCAGGAACACCTCAGTGCCGTCCTCGAGGCATGCTCCGTCGATCCGCATCGCACGGTTGGACGGCGAGACGTAGGGCGTGCCGCCGCTGGCCGCGTCCACCTGGTTGGCCAGCCCGGCGAAGTGGCAGCTGAGGTGATGCACCTCGTCGCCGAGGGTCACCAGCGGCCAGCAGCAGACCTGCCCGGCCGCGGTGTAGCCGTTGTCGCTCTTCCAGGCGGCCGCCTCGGAGTAGTCGGCGATCTCGTATTCGTCCGGATCAAGGTCGGTGACGGCCAGTGCCTTGAAGTCAACACCGTTGATGCTGCCGCCACGCGCCACCATCGCGGCTGCCACGGCCGAGTCCTGCGACCATCCGGGGGCGAGGATCATGCCGGGGGCGAGCTGTAGCCGGGGGTAGACGTCCTCGACGCACCAGAGCCCGGTGTAGGCTCCGCCGGCCGTTGCCGTGCCGACGATGTCGGCGGCATCGACGCCGGCCGGGGCGAGCTTGTCGTAGGTCAGGTGGCAGTCCGGCAGCGCGCCCGATCCCATGGCGCCGGTGGAGACACGGGTGACGACCGTGTAGCCGTTGGCGTCGTAGGCCAAGGTGTAGTCGGTGGTCAGCGCGTAGGCCGACGGGACCAGAGCGCCGTCGTCGAGCACCAGCGTGGTGTGATCGATGCCGAACACCGAGATCGTCTTGCTCGTCTCGGCGCTGGCCCACGCAAGGCCGGCGCGGGCAACGGATGCCATGTGGCCGGCGTCGTCCGGGTCGAGCACGTTGACGAAGACGGCCGGCCCGACCCCGTACAGGCCGAAGTAGACCCGGGCGAACTCACAAAGCCCGTAGCTGCTGTAGAGCGAGGCCGGGCAGTTGCCGAGCTTCGTCACGAACTCGGCGAAGCTGGCGGCCAGCACCGGCTTGTTGACGTTGGTCCGGGTGCCGAGCACCACGGGGGCGGCGCCGACAACGACGGGCAAGCCAGCGAGCGCGGTGATCGGCGGACGGACGGAGGTCGGCACTTCCTGGCTGTAGACGCCATGCAGGTAGGTCGTCATCTAGGGCTCCTCCCGGCCGGCGGCCGGATCAGATCAGCTGCGGACTGACCAGGTGCGCGCAGCTCGGCTGCGTCCAGGTCGTGAAGATCATCGCCTCCCATTGAGGCTCCGGCTGCTCGTCGAAGATCTGCCAGCGCAGCGGCAACTGCAGGCAGAACGGACCCAGCGTCGGCGAGCCGGTCAGCGCGTTGCGCAGCCGCTGGATCAGGTTGCCCAGATCCTGCCAGCCCTCGGCGTCCTCGGCGTAGGTCTGCAGCAGCAGCTGCACCTCGATGGTGCCGCCGTCGGAATCGTCCTGGCCGCCTGTTGCGCGGATCACAATCAGCGGCGGCAGCGGCTCGCCAACGCTCCGCTTCGGCGGCAGCCAGCCGGTCACCAGCACCGGCGGGCGGGCGACCGTGCCGTCGCTCGGCTCCAGCCGCGTCTCGGCCAGCACCGGGCCGACGAAGGCTTCCAGCCGGCCGACCAGGCCGTTGATCGTGTTGAGAGCACCGACGGTCATCGCCCCGCCTTGTCCAGCGCCCGCTCGATCTCGTGCTCCAGTCGGGCGTCGAGCCGCTGCTGAGCGATGGCCTCGACCTTGCGGGTGACCGACTCGACCCCGAGCATCTGCGGCACGGCGGGCCCGTAGTGCACATCGAGGGGGAAGCGCTTGCTGCCCCTGCGGCTGGCGACGTGCAGTGCCTTGCCGAGCCGCACGACGAAGGCTCCCTTCAGCGGCTTGCGCCCACCGGCCCGCTTCACGCCCACGCGCAGGGTTGGCCTCTTGCGGCCGCCCGTCCCCGGCTCGCTGGGCCGCGGGGCGAAGGCGTACAGCGGCACGCGTGGCGCCACGCTTTTGACCTCGGCGTCCAGCCTGTCCGGCGTGGCCCGACGCAGCGTCATTGTCTTCTTCACGTCTGCGGCGCCCACCCGGTACTCACCCCGGATGGCCTTTGCCGCTGCAGTCCTCGCCCCCTCGATCGCCCGGTTCATCGCCCTGGCCATGGCCTGCTGGGCCTTGCCCGGCAGGTGCTCCAGCAGCCGGATAGCCCGGTCGATCTGCTCCGGGGTGAAGGTGACCATGAGGTCAGGTCTCCTGTCGATCGAGCGTGAGCTCCAGCATCCCCTCGGCCTCGGAGACCTGGCGCACGTACCAGCGCAGCGTCTCCCCCCCCATGGTCACCTGGGGGCGCTCCCCCTCCACCGGCCTTCGGGCCAGCAGTCCGCCGGCGAAGTGCAGGATCGTTCGCCGGGTGAAGACCCCCTCGACCTGTGATGGACCCTGCGTGCGCTTGATCGTCAGGTCGTCATCGCGGACGGCGGTGAGGGATACCGGGTCCTCGCCGTCGAGCGCGATGACGACCTGCTCGCCGAACTCCTCGGAGGCGAGGAAGACGGCGCGGTCGATTGCCAGCTGATCACGCAGGGTCATGGGCGCTCCGAGTCAGGCACGGCTTGGAGCGCCGGGCCATCCCAGGATCAGGCGACGACGACGACCCGGACCATGGAGTTGACCTGCACCGGCACGGGCAGCGGCCGAGCGCTGACCTTGACGATCCGGCCGGCCGGCTCCTTCTCGACCCAGGACTCGGGGATCCGGGCGCCGCGGGACAGGGTGAGCGAGGAGGCGTCGTCCGTGCCGGTGGCCACGCCGACCGCGCCGTAGCGCAGGGCGGTGTACGCACGCCGACTTGCAAGCGCGATCTCCTTCGCCGGGACCATGGGTTTCTCGACGCCGTCCACCGGGTCGACGTACCACTCGTCATAGGCCCAGAGGTCCAGGCCCGTGCCCTTGAGCCGGCCGAGGTAGGTCACGCCCGGGGTGGCCATGATCTCGGGAGCGATCAGGCCCATGTCGATCCGGGTCGTGTCCAGCATGGTCTTCAGGTTGGCATTCTTGAGCAGGGCATCCGCGGCTTCGGTGCCGAGCACCCCGTCGGTCGGGGCCTCGCCGCTGTCCTTCACGCAGAGGCGACGCCAGGTCATCAGGTCCTCGATGATCTGGCTGTCGGCGTGGGTCCAGCAACGTGCAGCCGCCAGCAGCGGAATGTTGTGGGAGGCCAGCCGGCCGAAGTTGATCGTCGCGTCCACGTCATCGCCGACGACGTGGATGGACCCGTCGAACAGCGCCCGGACGGACATCCACTCCTCGCGGCGGGTGGTCATGTTGTCCAGGGCGGCCAGGTCCGCGGTCAGGATCTTTGCTGCCCGCTCCTCCGGGGAGAGGCTCTCGTACAGATCCTCCCCGGGCAGACGGTTGGCCAGGTCGCCAGCACGCGTGAGCCTCTTGTTGGCCACGATCGGCGGGACGAAGGTCTTGGTCTCGTAGCCCTGGCGGTCCGACACCGGGGCCACGCCGTGCGGCGAGACGAACGACGCCATCTTCCTCGACTCGGTGTCGATGTCCACGTCGACCGCCTCCGCGTCGTAGAACTCGCGGTTGGCGAAAAACGTGTCACGGATAAAGGTCCGGGGCGGCTTCAGCTGCTGGAGCATGCGGGCCATCGCCCGACGCTGGAAGAGATCGACGGCCATTGGTCAGTCCTCCACGAAAGTCGGCGAAGGCCGTTGGCCGTCGCTCGAATGGATTGATTTCTTTACGGTTCTCGACCCTGCCAGGCCTATCGCGGCCTGACGGATCAGGCCGCGATGTTGGTGCGGAACAGGATGCCCAGGTCTCGGGCCTGGTCGCGGAAGGTGTCCGCGTCGTCGCCGGCGGCAAAGGTGCAGGCCGTCTCGTTGAACTCCCCGCCGAGGTAGATGGGGCAGACCTTGGCCTCCAGGCTGGCGTCGGTGGTCTCGGCGAGGATTGCGTAGATGTCCTCGCTGCCGTCGACCGCGTCGCTGTCGGCCAGCACCAGCTCGCCGGAGCCCGCTTCGATCTCGACGGTGAAGACGTCTCCCACGGCAAAGGCCACGCCGTAGGCCTCGATCAGGAAGGCGATCGGGCCGGCGTACGCCACCTCGGCTTCGGCGTCGGCCAGGCGGTTGCCGTCGGGGTCGACCACGGAGAAGACCGCGGGGGGACCGGCGGCGACGCAGGTGATCGTGTAGATGCCGACCTTGCTCTTGGCGCCCAGGGCCACGTCGTCGATGGTGCCCTCACCGGTGTTGCCGGAGTCAGCCAGAGCGTCGCCGAGGGCACGCAGGACGCGTCCGAGCACGGCGCCGCGGGTCAGGTCCTGCAGCAGCTGCAGCGTGCCGGCGTCGGTGACGAGCGGGAGGGCGGAGCCGCCGCGCAGGTTGTCGTAGATGAAGGATTCGGACGAGCTGGACATGGCTTGGTGCCTCCCGTCGGCGAAGGGCCGGTTTCAGCCCCGCCTTGTTCGATTTTCTGCAATCGGGCTTGCCCAGCCCGGCTACTTCCCGTTCTTGTGCTTGTGCGAGGCGTTCCACGCTGCCGCTGCCGCGTCGATGATCTCGTCTTCCCTGGCCCTGTCGGCCGCTGCTTGCGCCCGGGCGACCGTGGCGCCGACGAGCGGGAGCACTGCGGGCGGGGCGATGGCCCCGGCAGCGTCGGCACCGGCGTTGGCCAGGTAGGCCGACCGGTTGCCCATCTCGGCCTGCACGATCCGGTAGGCCAGCGCCTCAGCGGTGCAGGGCTCGGCGTAGCGGGCCGCAGCGACGAGCGCCTCATGGCCGGGCTTGGCCACCGCGTCGATCGCCTGGAGTCGGGTGCGCTCGGCGGTCACGCCGGCTGCGTGGCCCTCTGCGTGTCCAGCGGCCTTGCCCTCGTCGAGCAGGGCGGCGAGCAGCTCGGGGTGCTGCGTCACCAGGGACTCCCTGGTGACGGTGACGGCGACCGAAGGCTGCGGGGTGGGGACGCTGGCGATGCCCGCTGCGTAGCCATCGGCTTTCGCAGCGATGAGCCTCTCCGCCATGCTCTTGGATTCCTCGCTGATCTTTTTGGCGGTGGCCTCGACATCGACGACGGCGAGCCGACGTCCTTCCTGGAGCAGGTCGGCCAGCAGCTGCGGAGCCTTCTCTGCCAGCATCTCCCTGGTGATACCTGCAACGGCTTCCTTCTCTCTGGAAGCGATCGCCTTGTCGAAGTCGCTCTGCTTTTTCTGCTTGGCCATCGCCTGGATGCGCTCCGGCAGCGAGGCCCCGGGGAACTCGACCGAGTTGAGGTAGATGGTCTCGCCCTGGGCCAGCGCCGTCACGGCCTGGCCGCCCAGCACCTCGTCGGCGAAGCCGGCGTCCACCGCCTCCTGCGGGTCCATCCAGGTCTCGGCGTTGAGCATCTCCCGCAGCTCGTCCGCCGTCTTGCCCGTCTTCGCCTGGTAGATCGAGACCAGGCCGTCCCGGAGCTTGTCCAGCACATCCGCCGTTTTGCGCAGATCGGACGACTCGCCCATGGCCAGGACAGACGGATTGTGGATCATCATCATCGAGCCGGGGCTCATGCGGGTGGTGCCGGCCATGGCGATCAGGCTGGCCGCGCTGCCAGCCAGGCCCTCGACGGTGCAGACCACTGCGGCAGGGTGCTGCTGCAGCATGCTGTGGATGGCGATTCCGGCGAAGGCGTCCCCGCCGCCGCTGTTGATCGAGACGTTGATCTTTTTGGCGTTGGGGTACGCAGCCAGATCCTCGCGAAACTGCCGGGCGCCCTTCTCGCCGTCCCAACCAGAGGACGGACGAATGGGCCCGTGGATGATCATGTCGATCTCGTCGGCGGCTGCGGTCGGCTGAAATGCCCAGAATCTCATCGTCTACTCCCTCGTGAGCTGGATGGCCATGGTGTGGGCCTCGGCCAGGCTGGCGCGGATGCGCTGGGCGCGGGCGGCCGCAGCCTCTTCCTTGTCCTGTCGATCGGCGTCGCCTGCGTCGTCGTCCGTCGTGCCGGATTGAGCGGCGGACGTGGCCTGCTTGGCGATCTCCCTCGCCCTGGTCCTGTTGACCTCGTCCCAGTTGCCACCGGTCATCGCTGCCGTTTCCTGGGCCATCGTGCTGAAGCCGAACTGCACTCGGTCGTATGCTGCGGCGGCCTCGACTTTCTCGTTGATCTGGCCCTGCGCCGGCCCGTGCCACTTGGCGCCGGACCACGCGGCCCGGATTGCCAGGTCCTCGAAGAAGCCGGGGGCGGCGATGCGGCCGCGGGCCACGGCCTCGGCGAGCCACTCTTCGTAGACCGGCTGGCAGAACATGCTGGCCATCCAGGCCCGCCAGGTTTTCACGGCCTTCCAGAACTCGAGGAACGAGGCCCGGGCGGCGGTGTAGGAGCTGGTGAAATGCTGCAGCAGGATCTCGTAGGGGATCTCCAGTGCTGCGCCCATCGGCACGCAGATCGCCCGCACGAAGCCGTCAAAGGCCGTGTTCGGTCGCTGCGGGTTGACCGTTTCGACCTTCTGGCCAGGCATCAGGCCGACCACTGCGCCGTTGCCGAGCTCCACCCCCGCAAGATCGTTCGAGGGGGAGATCTTCTCGTCATCCAGAATGTTGGATTCCAACGGGCCCTGAACGTCGCCGGGCGAAGTGACGAAGACGGTCAGCATGGCGCTGATCACGGCGGCCATCAGTTCGGCGTCCGAGTAGCGGCCGAGCTGCTTCATACTCTCCAGGACCGGAGCCAGGCTCGGCAGCCCGCGGCGCTGCTCCGGGCGCTCCTGCGAAAACACGTGCAGGATGTTGCGCCGGCCGGTCTGCGGCCCGAAGGCCAGCACTCTCTTCCACGCGTTGGCCAGCACCATGGCCTGATCGCTGCCCGGGTGATATTGGGCCACGTAGTAGGCCACCGGCTCGCTGTACTGGCCGATCTCCACGCCGCCGCAGATGCTGCGATGCCCGATGCTTGTGAGGCCCGGGTGCCACCAGCCGTCTGGCACGTCCCAGGGGTTGCAGATCCGATCGGCCTCGAGCAGCTGCACGCGCAGGTCGTAGATGCTGCCTCGGCGCCGGACGATCGGGAGCAGGGCGAAGACGTCGCCAGACATCCAGGCGGACAGCGCGGCCAGTGCCTGGAGCTGCCCGAAGTTGTTGGTGCGGGCCGCGTCGCAGTGGGGCGAGTCAGCCCAGAGCGAGAACTCCCGCTCGGCGCGTCGCTCCCAATCGTCCTTCTCTTCCGGGGTCAGGCCCAGCACGTCGCCGTCGATGTTGGCGTCCAGCCGGAGCCCGGGACCGATGACGTTTTTGACCTTGACTTTCAGCGCGCCGGCGGCCAGACCGCCGCCCATGTACAGGTCGCGGCTGCGCTCCCGCAGCACCTCGACGTGCTGGACGATGTCCTCGTCTGGCGATCCGCCCTTGAACAGCCAGCCCAGCAGCGAGCGCTTTGATCGGCTGGCTCCGTGTCGACCGTAGCCGGAGGACGACGTTCCCCATGCAGATGCCGTGAACTGCAGGGCCGTGCGGGCTGCCGCTCGACGCAGGGCCGTCTGCGGAGAGACCAGGGCCACGGCTGCGTCGATTGCCCGGGCCAGCGCAGGGGAGCGGCCCGAGGACGCAGGAGCTGCGCTGGCGACGCCCCGAGCAGCGGCGCTACCTGCCGTGGGCGCTGGGATGTTGTGCGTGATCGTCACGCCGCGATGCTCTGCCGGATCGGGGCCAGAGTCCGCCGTGCCCAGGTGGCTCATGGGCCGGTCTGCACTTCCTCGTCCTGCGCTGGCCACACCGCTCACAGGTCCCTCGGGATGATGCGCGTCGTGCGCACTGCCGCCGTACGACCGGCTGCGAGTTGGTCCACCTTGGCCTGCCATTTCTCGATGTTTGTGGCGATCAGCTTGCCATCGGCCCGCGTCAGGCTTCGGCTACCGATGGTGTAGGACTGGCCAGCTGCGCATGCGAGATCGGCGGCCAACCAAGCGTCGAGGTGCGCCTGCGCTTGGACCAACGTCAAAGCCACGGCGCTACCTCGTCTTGTTGGGGGGGGGAGTCTTCTTGCAACTCTGGAATTGTGCCTACATCATGGCGTTCCTCGGATGACGGGTCAAGACTTTTCTTTCATGGCCGCACAGGTGGCCAGGTTGATGGCTTGTGGGTTGGTGTGGTTCTGTGGGGATGGGGCGACGGGGCCGAAAAATTGCGCAGTGTAGTTGGAGGTATCATACTTTGTCGGCCATTGGAACAGGAGCAAACCACCATGGCAGAGCAAGAGTACGTCAGGTCGAAGCATGTCCGAGCGTGGCTGGCCAAGTATGCCGAACAGGGAGAGCAGGTGTCGGCATGGGCCGAGGGGTACATCGGCAAGATGATGGGCAGCGGGAAGGACAAGCAGCACAACGGCGCGCTGATCATAACGGGCCGGCGCGTGATCTTCTACCGGAGCGGCTTCCTCGGCGAGGTGCATCAGGCCATCCCGCTCGCCAAGATCTCGTCGGTCGAGCAGAGCAGCTTCCTGGGTCAACGCAAGGTCAGGATGCACACGTCGCACGATGACCTAGAATTCACGACCTTCGACGACAACCCGTATGCTCGGGTTGTCGCTGCGCTCCAGGCTGGCGCGGTGAACAAAGGGGAAGGGGCGGGCGGTGTCGGTGATGTGGCCGCTGCTGGCGCAGCAGGGCCGGCCGGCTCGGACACGCCGCTGGATGCGCTGAAGAAGCTCGGCGAGCTGCGGGCCGCTGGCGTGATCAACGAGGCCGAGTTCGAGGCGAAGAAGGCGGAGCTGCTGGGGAGAATGTAGCAGCTACAACTTCACGCCCTTGCTCAGCATCCTCGGCCCGCTGCTTGGTTTGGCCGGCGACGAGGCTTGGCGGCCATGCTTCTTGGCCTCGCCACCATTGGAGCGACGGGCCAGCTCGTCGAGCGCCCTGGGGTCGGGCACCCTGATTTCCAGCGCAGCAGTGGCGTACACCCGGCAGTCCAGCGGCTCGTTGCGGACGTGCTCGTTCGGCTTTCTCCAGACTGCGATCTTCCGCCCGGCACGCGGGATGATGACCAGCCTCTCCGAGAGCAGGCCCTTGAAGTACTCGGCGCCGTAGCCCCGCTTGGTCTCGCCCTGGTCGCGAGGGAAGTGGCAATAGCTCGGCCCCGGATGCTCCTCCTTGAGTCGAGAGAAGACGGCGCCCTTCAGGTCGTGCACGCCGAGCATAAAGAGGGCGGCTCGGTAGCGGTTGTTGTAGGTCGGCTTGCCGATCGCCGGCACCCCTGGGCCGTCCTTGCTGCCCTTGCTGGCGAAGACGTAGCGATCCCTTCGGGGGGCGCAGAAGGCGTAGACCTCGTTGGCGTGGTATCCGGAGTCCACGCACGTGCAGGCCACCGCAAGCCGCCGTCCGTCTTCCGTCTCGCGGATCATGCTCAGGTGCTCGTCGAGCTGCTGCCAGACGGCTTGATTGGCCGGATCGCCCATCAGCACCCGGTAGGCGATCCCCCAGCTCTCCCGGCCCGGGCCCCAGCCTACGACCTCGAGCTCGATCCTGTCGGCCTGCAAGTCGACGCCGGCGGTCAGCACCATCACGCCCGCAGGAACCTCGCAGTCGTAGTTCTCGAGGTGGCGCTCGAGGTCCTTGGCTGCGAGCGACTGGTCGTTCTCGGTGAAAGGCAGGCCGAGCTTTGTATTGATGAAGACCCGCAGCTTCAACTGGTCGTGTGAATCGTGTGCATCGCACCACTGCTCGGCCAGATCACGCCACTTCACCCAGGGAGAGTAGAGCGCCGACAGGTCGCCAAAGCTGACGATCTTCCCTGTTCCATTGGCACCTCCGGGCTGTTGGGCGATCCATTCACCAGCAGCGAGCATGGTCGGCTTGTGGCGCTCATCGATGCGTCCCTTGCAGTGCGGGCAGAGGTAGTAGCAATGGTCGAAGTCACGTTCGCCATCGTCGTTCTTGTACTTCAGACCTTCCCAGACCATGACCTGCATTGTGCCACAGAGTGGGCAAGGGACGTGGTACTGACGTCGGTCACCCTTGGCGTGCCACTCCTGGATCTTGTTTTTGATTCCATCGATCGTCGGTGTCGAGAACAGCACGATTTTTTTATTGTGAAAGTTGCTTGTTCGCTGAATCGACAGACGGACCGGGTCGCCTTCGGTGCCGGCCGAATCGGCGAAGCGGTCGACCTCGTCGCAGAGCACCACACGGATCGGTCGACTGGCTAGACCCGCCGGAGCGTTGCTGCCTGCCATTGCCAAATAGCCGCCAGGAAACGCCTTGTGCAGGATGGTCTGGCCGCTTTTGCGGCTGTTGCCTCGGCCATCCTTGCCGGTCTCCAGCTTATCGCGCAAGGTCGGCGATGCTCGAAAGGTGGGGTCGATACGCTCCTTACTGAAGTCCTGCATCACCTCGGCGCCAGGATGGACCATGAGGATGGGCGATGGGTCCTGGTCCACGAAGTAGCCGAGCATGTTGAGCAGGGCCTCGGTCTTGCCCAGCTGAGATCCGATCATCCCCACCACGATCTCGATTGCGGGATCGCTCAGGCAGTCCATGATCTCGCGCAAATAGGGGGAGCGGTCGGTGTGCCACTGGCCAGACTCCGGGGATGTTCCGGGGGCGATGCGGCGGTAGGTGTCGGCCCACTCCGAGACGGTCAGACGAGGGCGGGGGACGCAGGCTGACGCGGCTGCTCGTGCCCAGGCGTGCGGGTGGTTGTGGCGGGGGATGCGAGAGCTTGCGCAAGTAGAGCTGGCCATTGGTTTATTCCGAGTCGTTCGGCATGGCACAGACCACCAGAGCTGCAGCCGTGAAGCTGGAGTCTCCCGAATAAGCGCCCAGCAAAAGCAAAGACCATAGCGCAATCGTCCTTCTAGACGTCGGAGCCATAGCCTTGGCAATTGCGTAAATGCGCCCGCCTGCGCTTTGCATACTGTCTTTCATCATTACGCGAACCTCCCCTGATGCCACTCGGCCAGCAGCTCGTTGACAGCATCGCCCAGAACACCCTCGATCTCCGGGGCGCTCTTCCCCTCGCAGCGCAGCGCCACCTGGCCGGGCAGTCCCAGCAGCGAGGCGCGCACGGAGGCCAGAACGGCCACGGCGTCGGCACGCACCTCGTCGACCGGGATCAGGTTGCCCTCCTGCTCGGCCAGGCCAAGCGCTGCCTGCCGCGCCTTGATCTCCTCTCGGTCAGCCCTGGCCTTTGCGTATCGCTGGGCGTCGTTGGTGGCATCCTCGGTCTCCCTGCGCGTGCGAGATAGCGCCGAGGAGTCAGGTGCGGCTGGTGCAGCGTCAGGACCGGACGACGAGGGATGCGCAGTAGACTTACCGCCGAAGGTGGCCCGGCGCGCCAGGATGAGATCTCGCACCTGTGGCCAGAGCAAGCGGCCTTCGGTGGTCGGTAGGTCGCCGGACTTTACGAGCTGGCCGATCCGCTGGCGGGACACTCCGACCCGCTTTGCCACCTCGGACTGTGTAAGTAGCTGTGGTCTATCATCTACCATCGCAATCCACCGTCAAGGGCCTTGCGGACCTTGCAGCTAGTGCGCTTTCGGGACTCCTCTGGACC